TAAATGCACTAAAAAAGGACACAGAATAGTGTCCTTTTTTATTTATTGCGATAAATATTCCGTAGAGGTAGGCTCTCCGCTTATAAAATAATCTACTTTTGACAATACACCGTCAATATAATGCTCAAATTTAAACTCTGTCAAAGGTGGGTAGTTATCAACCGGGGAATTTATAACAACAAGCCTTGCTTGGTCTAATTGCTCATCCAATAGCTCATCTGTGGTTATGTTTACCACATTGCCCTCAATCTCGGTATATTCACCGTTCTTTTTAACATAGACTTTTACCGTATTCATCGTGTTTTACCTTCCCTTAAAGAGCCTGCGCCCATTCTGATTTGATTCAAGAAAATAGAGTTGTTTTCAACTTGCCTTGCATAATTGATTTCTTGTTGCCTTAAAGCGTAGTCAACAAGCATATTAGCGCCTGCAAGAGCCACGCCAAATAAGGCAGTGCCTACATTACCCGTTTTAATTCCCATTCCAATCGCGCCTAAAGACAATGCAGATTTTTTTGCTATTGAGTATGCGAATTGCTCTCTCTGTTGTTTTTCTTCGTAGCCTGTCCTTAATGCAATTGTGTTTATTTGTTGTGAAATAACCCTGTCAGCAACACTATAAGCAAAACCTTTAAGCGCGGTTGCTTTTGTGAATTTGAATTTTGTCTCCTCTTCCCCGGCAGAGCTTTTGTCTGTGCCTTGTTGCGTTGGCGCAGTGGTTTTTACATTAACATCCTCGTCAGTTTCATTCCTAAGCGTTATGATATACTCTCTATCGGTCATTTTAAGCCTCCGTCATAGCTTCAACCATAGTAATTGAAAGTCCTGCGTTAAGAGTGTTCTCGCCTGTTATAGATACCTCGTTGAATACCATAGGAATTGTTCGAGACAAATTCGCTATTTTTACTCTTATTTGCATAACAGGGCTTGACCCTGTAAGCATATAATTCATAGCGAGCGTGTCAAATATCTTTGCCTGTAACGGCTTTGAGAATGACAAAGTTAAGCAAGAGGAAATCGTTGTATTTTTTGCCGAATTTGTATCTTGCTTCAAATCGACATTTGCCTCTTGAGTTGATACTCTTGTTAGAGAAGTAGAAGGTGCATAAACGATATTTGTAACCAAACTATTAACTATATGCGATATTTGAATTTGTGTTGAGTTGATGCCACCTTCAACGAATCCATATTGCACATTACAATTGATTGTAATACTATCGCCTACGCCTTTACGGATAAGCCTTTCGCCTGTTCTGCCGAGAGAATAAGCAACGCTCATATTGTAGCCGTTAAAGTCTGAATATGTATTTAATTGCATAGCATTGTCGATAATCTCTCTAACAGTGCCGACAAGCTCCATTGTGTCTGTGTCTGCGCTTGTTAACGGAATAAAGAACACAACGCCTGCGGAAAAGGTAAGGTTTGTGTCACTTGTTGCCTGTGAATCGCTGCTAAGATTGACACCGCCCTCTACGTTGCTATCTACTACGGAAATTATACCGTTGATATACCGAACAATTTTATTCGTTGGGACATCTGACAATGAGCTATCGTCAAACATTCCTGTATTGGGATTTACTGTTGCCGTGCGCTTCAAGTAGTCATAGCCCATATAATTCGCTGTATCAAGGTAAAGCTTGAATCTATACGTTTCTCTGTCATTATTTAACGGTGTGTAAAGTCCGTTTTGTATTTTTTGTGTTATTTCATTTGTAATAGCGATGTTTAATTTGTTTTCCAAATTGGAAACAATATTAAGGACGTTCAACTGTTGTACCTCCAAATTCTTGATTTAATTGCTCGACTATTTGAGCTATTGCGTTTTGCCACCATGCCTCGTTAGGATTTTGCTTACCGTTCCAACGCTCGGCAACCCATGTTTCATTTGTATATGGCACATATGGGGCTATTTTTTTATCGACATAAATCTTCGCTTCATTGTCTCCGCGCCATTCACTTCTTATTGCATTATAAGCCATATTTCTCGTGTCCTTTGGCGCAAAAAAACTTAATAACTCTTGAAAGCGGTTGACATACTCCGTAAATCTTTCCTTTGTCATTTCAAATTAAATGGGTTGTCAACCTCAACAAGCCTTATCGCAAAATCCACATTCAAAGGTATAACTTGCGTTCTATAAGCCTGCTTTGATACCTTCCCCAAGTCCTCGCGAATTTGTGTTATCTCAAATAAACCGCCTGTTTGCAATGCCACATAACCCTTTTGGTTTAAGTGCATCACATCAACCCAAAAAGGGTCATTTGATTTTATAGCGGTTGTGCTGAATTTTGAAACGCCCAAATTCTGTATCGTGTCAAAATCAACCGCATTTGGGTCAATTATTTCGTAATCAAAAGGCACTCCCGGGTCCTGTTGCGTGGGGTAATATGTGCCAAGGAGTGTGTTATTGTATCGCCCTTGTAAAATCGTTAACAAGTCAATCATATTACACCCCCGTATATAAAATGGAGCTTCCAATCTCTCTTATAGTCTTGTTTAATACGCTCACCGCTTCGGGTGAAATCGCCTTGCTTCTTACGTTATCGTCAACAGAAAGGGTCAAATCTCCATTGAAAATAACATATAAAGCCTGTTTAATCATAGCTCTTTCAATAACCGCCCTTGCACCCTCGCAATTAGCAATTACAGTGTCTTGGCAGTCATTACGTACGCTAAATTCGTGAATATAGTTATAAACCATATCGCTAACGGTTGTTAACACTCCGTTAATGATGTATTCGGGAGATGTTGCGCGTGTCCTTGCAAGTCTGCTGCGCAAATCTATTCCCTGTCGCCTTAAAGCTTCCTCTGTCAATCTGTATTGACAAGTAGCTTCGTCGAAAATCATTGTGTCAGTATCATAAGGCATTGTTTATTCCTTTCTCCCCCAAGGGGAAAAGGACAAGCTAAAAAGCCTGTCCTTTTGATGTTTTTAAATTAGGCTTCTGTTAAAGCCTGTGTTACTGCGTATGTTGCAGTAGCTGTATTAGCGGTTGTAATGCTTACATCGGAATCCTCATAACCGTTAGCGGATACAACAACGGATGCAGAAGCACCGCGTGCAAGAACAAATGTATATGTGCCGTCCGCGTTATTTGTATATCCGACAGGTTTGCCATCACTTGTGATAGCAAGTGTTGCATTAGTTATATTTGCCGAGCCGGTTCCTGTAACCGTCATTGTTACGGTTGTAGTGTTGTCCTCGTCGTAAACACCAACCTTTTGAGTTCTGCCATAGTTAGCAGCAACACCGTAGCTGGAAATAACTGCGTTAAAGTCAGCGGGAGCAACAATATTGCCGTCGCTGTCAACAGGGTTAACGAAGTCTGCAAGAGTGTCAGATGCAGATGCAACAACAAGACCAATTGAAGACGGACGGACAACTGCGCAGCCCCATCTCCAAAGGTTTTGAATTTTAGTACCGATTGCGTTACCGGGGTTTTGCATTGGGTTAATATCGGTAGAAGCGTTACCGTAGCCTGTTCCCTGTGCGTTTGCAATATATGCAAGCACCTTGTCAAACTCTGGGAATTGCTCTGCTGTAATACCCATGTAAGCGCCTGCCTGTCTCCAGTATGAATCGGGCACAACTTTAATGTACACATTAGAGTACATACCGCGGATAAGATTACCCTTTGGCCTGCCATCCTCTGTAAATGCGCCACGGAGGAGCATTTCCTGCGACAAGTTACCGCCTGCAAGGATAACACCCTCGGTGCTGAACAACTTGTTAAATAGGCTTTGTCTCATGATAATAACGCTATCTTCAAGGTTATATTGAACAATACCCTCTGCCCAAGTTGTAGCAGGGTTAGTCATAAGACCAATAAGATTATTCATTATATTGAGCCAATAGCCTTTATCAGTGCTTGCCATATTAACGCCAACAATGTTAGCATTATTTTTCAAAGTAGCTTGGTACAAGCCTGCTTTAATCTGTGTTGCAATAACGGTAGTGTCCTGCATATTTGCAACCGCTTCCGGAATTTGCGCTGTGTACTCTGCTGCCAAAGGCAAAGACACCATATCCTGTGAAAGCTGATAAATGATTGTAGCATCATCGTAAAGCTGATTGAAAAAGATGTCAACGCCGTTTGTCTGAAGCGCATTAGGAAGGTTTCTGTTTTCCAAACCATCATTGCCCGGTGTACCGCCAACAAAACCGTTAGGTGTATTGCCGATAGTGATTGTCCTCGGGGAATATCTTGGAGGGGCCATCAAAGGCACACGCACACTTGATACGCCTTTTGCTTCTGCGGTTCTTGATGTAATACCAAGACCATCAACAAAGATACGCGCATTAAGGTTGTTACGCATCCAAACATTCCATAGTCCCCTGTCTGTCAAAATATCCTGTACATTAGGATAGTTTCCGTTGCCTACGCCATAGTTAGCGTAGGTCTTGCCTAAATTGGTCATAACCTGAGAGTACAAAACTCTATCAGAAAGACCACTTGTTTCAAGTACTGCCATAATTTTTTACTCCTTTAAAATAATTTTTTATCTACCAAGTAATTGGTTGATTTTCTTTTCATCAAATTCCTCAGCGCCCTGTGTTACAACAGGCTTTGCGCCAAGTCCGTATTTTTCTTTCTTTTCTTCAATGGTTGCGTTTTCGCCTGCTTGCTTTGGCATAAGTGTGTCGATGAGTTTAGTCAGCATTTCCTCAATCTTGTTGAAGCGCGCGTCATAATCTCTATGGTTTTTATCGTCCTCGGCTTTTTGCTTGTCGAGTTTTTCCATAGCCTCGCTTTCGTCCACTCTGTCCTTTGCATCTTGGCTATTCTCGTTTCCGTCAAGGCGTTCCTGTTCGCCTACGCTTTCGTCAATTCGGTCCTTTTCGGTTTGGGTGTCTTTTCCCTTTTCCTCGATGTCCTTTTCGGCTTCGGCAATCTGCTTTTCATCCTTTGTCATTTCGGTTCCCTCCTTTCCCTCGTTCTCCTCTGTCTCTGGCGTGATTTCTTCATCCTCACGGGCATCGTCAACGATTTCAAGTTCGGTTAAAAATTCTTCGTACTCGTTACCGTCAAGTGCCTTGATTTGTTCCACCACTGCCTTAACCTTTTCGCTTGTTGCCATTGGTTTTTCTCCTTTCAAAAGAAAAAATGGTATAAAAAAAGCAAGGGGTAAACCTTGCTAATTTATTAAAGTAATTTTGTTCGGCTGGGGTAATATGCCCTGCCGTTTTCTTTTGAGTATTTTATATACTCTTTATTGTATTTGATTGCCTTGTCCCTTGCTTTTCTGTACTCGTCAAGGTTGACACTCTTTTTGTATATCGCTTCTGTTCGCCAATGCCTTACTTGGCGTTCAAGATAGCGTTGTTTTTGGGTGATTTCGTATTCCTTAGCCTCTTCTGTTGGGTTAGGCTTTGGAAAGTGAAAACCGTCTTTGTAAGGGACTAAATAGTGTCGGCAATTATACCCTAACAATCCATTATAATCGCCTCGTTTCGTTAGGTCGTCTTTGTTTTTGGTGGCTTTCTCCAATGGTACGAATTTTCTGCCGTCTGGAGTTGTTCCGCTCGTTCCATCAAGGCTATAAACACGCCCTTGGTATTTACGGCATCTTTCAGAACAATCGGCGTGCTCGCTTGCTATAACGAGCTTATGTCCTTGCTCTCTTAATTCCTCGATATTGTCAAGGTGACTTTGGTATCTAACCTCCATTTCAGCCTTGTTCCGTAAGCTATTGCGGTCTGCCAAGTCGTCTGGGTCTTTTGCGTAATCATAAATGAGCCTATCAAGTGTCGGCTTTACGTTTTCGTTTATATAGTCCTTTGAAAATCTTTGCAAAGGTACGCCGTAGAGCTTTGCCGTATCGTAATATGTACCGTGCGTTGCATTATAATTCTGCATTGCTTCTTTTACGATAGTCTTAGCACGGTAAACAGTAATGTTTTTTACCGTTTCATTGTCCTTGTCGGTCAATTTAATGAGAGATAGCAAAACAAGGAGATTTGCGCCGTTAATTCGGTTGATTTCCCTTTGTTGTCGCAGATAAAAACTTATAAGGCTTTGCTTTGCGGCTGTGCGTAAGCTCTGTATTTTTATGCGTTCAAGGGCTTTGTTAATTATCTCTCTTGCTTTGCTATCCGTTTTAGCTCGGTTAATACGCTTTAAAAAATTGTCTTTGACAAGTATTCTTAGTTCCGTCTCGGCTTCCTCAATTGCTATCGCTTGATAGTTAAGAGGGTCATTCGCTATACGCATCTGTTGTCTCCTCGGTGTCATTCAATGCGGTTTCACTGTCAAAATTCAAAAACGGCTCTTGCTCTGCCTTTAACTTTTCTGATGCATCCGTCTTTAACTTTTCAATATAGTCCCTTGTTTCGCTCACGGAAAGATTGTTTATTTGTTGTACTGCCACTTCCTTTGGAATCAGCCCTGCTGCGTAGTTCTCTCGCGTGTTTTGGTCTGCAAGAATTTTGTTGCCGATATAGTCCGTCAATTTTAATTCTATATCGTCACTTAAACCCTCTTGATATGCCACTTCTTTAAGCATCTTATTAAATACCGGCACATCTAACAAGTGCGCTAATTTAACGCTTGCCCTTGTCAAATTCTCTTCCGCGTTTACTTCGGTTGCTGTTTTAGAACTTCCATCCGGGACAAGATGTGGGAAAATAGATGTAGGAGCAAAGCCAGCGCGAACACACGCCTCTTTCTGATACATTTCCCACATAGCACCGTATCTGTCTGCTCTTATATCAAATTGTACAGGCATAGGCGCCATTTTGTCCTTATCAAAGCCACTTGGCATTACATAAACAAAATTCTCTGCATCGTAGCCTTTCAACTCGTCTGTGGTAACATTAAACTCTTGACCCGGCATCATTTTTTGCAATGCGTTCAATGTCTGTTGTAAAAATTGCTTTGGCACTAAAATTTTGCCTTCGCCGTTCAGCACATCAATAATTGAACCGCTAAACACTACATCAGTCGCCCAAATCAAATCAAGGTCACCGTAAAGTAACGGGTCGCCAAATTCGACATCGGGAATACAGGAGTTTGTCGCTGTGTTGATTAGACTCCAAACACCAAGCCCGTCACGATAAGGGAGCTTTAATTCCTCATTAATTCGTTCTACTCCCATTCGTTTCAGCTCTTGCCTTATCTTTTTAGGGAGATTGCTATACGCTACGCCCGGTTGCGCTGGGTTAGGTAAGATGGGAGCCTGTGCAAGTCCGCTTTTTACAAACACTTTGTATATCAGAACCTTTTCGCCGTATTCGTTATACTTTCGTTCTTCTACGAGCCAATATTCAAGGGAATTACTGTCCCTTTTTACCTCATTGAGCATTGAAACAAAGAAAACACACGCGGTAATGTTCCCACACTCGTCAAACGATGGCAAGGTTCTATCAATTCGGAATGTTGACAAGGTATTTCTGCCGTTTTCGTCCGTGTTAATTTTACATATCGCTGTACCGCCCAAGAGTTTGAATTTTTCTGCTCTTAAAAGGAATTTGAAAAAATTAGTGGCACCTTGCCACACATCACAGAAAAAGGCTCTTGTAGTATCCTCGCCCTCAAAAAACACTCTATCACCAACTACAAGCCTCGATGCACCGTCAACAATGGCTTTTCCTGTGCAAGCGCTTAAATGCTGCCTGCCAATTCCGTCAAACACACCGCTTCCGTATGCAATACACGGTCTGACAACATTCAGCATATAGTTTTGATACATATAATCTACTTGTGTGTAGTATGTAGAGTTGTTTATAAAACCGCCAAAATTTGTTATTTGCTTTGTGTCTAAGTAGTTTTTCAAATAATTAGGGTATTTGAAAGACATTTGTTTTTCCTCCTATCCCATAACAGACAGATAGCCATAGTAATAATGCGCAGTTGCATATTTATCTGCATCAATCGTATGGTCGTCTTGTCCGTCCGGTATTTCGTTATTTTCGTCATAGCAGAAGGTTGTTGTTTCCCTTATGCTTTCGGCGTTTTCGGGAACATCAAGCACCTTGAATATTCCTCTAAAATATCCGTTCTGTAATCTCTTTATATCTCGGTCAATATTCTTGTTCTCAACTGCCAAACAGAAAAAGCCCGTTGAGTTTCTAAATTCAATCATCAAGTCTTGCGTAACTACCGCGCTATCAAATACCCAGCACTCATTATAAGCACCCGGCATAAGTACACCGTAAGAGTTCATCCTTGCATAAAACTCTTTATACCATCGCCTTATCTCTGCCACTTGCATTGTGTTAGGTATTGGCTCTCTGCTTTCCTTGGGGTCGAGATAGAATGTTTCTAATTTAAGCAGCGTTCCGTCACTCATTACACCCCAAGCGCATACAGCGGTTGCATCTCTTACAACTCCGCTGTCAACACCGTAAATAACATACAAAACGCTGTAATGTCCGTAAGCCACTTGATTTTGGAATTGTTGGAGAGAAACAAGGTTGCGCTCTTTCTTGAACGTGTATAAAACAAGTCCTTCAAGGCTTACAACCTCACCACCGTAAAGATACGAATACCTCACAGGGTCCTCTGCCTTCATCCTCAAAATATCTTGAATTACAACGGGGTCAAGCAACTGTGCTATATCCTCCCAAGTTGAGTGTATAACTCTTGCGCCTCGCTTTTCAAGGTTTGGATAATAGCGATTAGCCCATGCGTTCATTGATGGCGGAGGGTTGTATCTGTAAACAATCTTTCCGTTTTCATCCATAAAACGCAAAGCAGTGCTTCGTAGAGCTTCAACAAATTTAGGGTCGTCCGGTTCGTTGGATTCTTCAAGCATTACCTTCTTTAACTTTCCACTTGGTGGAAATCTGCCTTTCGTTCTGTCTATATCTTTGTTAATTGCAAAGAATTGCATTGTATTTCCTGTGCTGTTACAAATGATTGAAAAAGGAGCAGTACAGACTTTGAAATCCGTATCGCTCCTGTTTGATAAAGTATAACCTTGCTTTCTCAAAGTAGATTGAACACTCTGAAAAATGCTATTTCTAATTGTGTTATCTTCGCTTCGGCAACACCAAATATCGCCCGGCTCTTTATCGAAGAATAACGGTATTGTTGCAAGCTCATCGTTTGCCGTCTTACCACTAATTCTACCGCCTTTAAGCACGAAAGTTTTAACACCTATTTCACTATCACTTATTTCTTCCCCTCGCAATAATCTGCGCCTTATTTCAGCCTTATATTGAGGAGTAAATTTCTTTTTCTCCTGTTCTGTGTGATTAGGAATAAAAAGCTCTTTGAATATCTTGGGAACAATTACATTAGCCATTGTTTTCTCCCTCTGCGCTTGTGTCGGTAAACACAAATGTTATGCCTTTTTCTTGCTTTTCTTCGCTGCCACCGTCTTTATTGATATTCACTCCTAAATCGGTGAGTATCTTTAAACCGCCAAATAGCTCCTTAACGCTTGCCTTGCTTAATTTCTTTGGCAATAGCTTTGTTATTTGGTCGAGGATGCTTGTTAAATCTCCCTTGTGACTTTCAAGCCATTGTGTTATGGTTTCGTTTTTTATAGTGTTGTATTCCTGTTGTATTTCTGCATTATTGACTATATACCTTTTTGCAGTATCTCTACCTATTCCATACTCTTTAGCAAGAGCCGATATACTTGTGCCGTTTGAGTGCTTCATAATCAACTCAGCTATTTGAGTATCATTCAATTTCTTTGGCACAAATATCTCTCCTTTCGCCAAATAAAAAAGCAAGGTCACCCTTGCATAATGTATAAGAAAAGCACACGGTTAGGTGTGCTTAATGATTATTTTATTCGATAGATAAAGTAGCCCATATTTGCCATTGCTTGGGTTATAGTTTTGAGGTTTATTTCCTGCTCCTATTTTTTCTGCCATTATTATACCTCTTTTTTCGTGTGATGTCAACCTCCCAACACAAAAAGGACACCGTATAGATGTCCCTTTTGCAGTAAGTTGGTAGAGGTAGAAAGCAAGTCAATGAGCTTTTGACAAATTTTCTACTGTAATTCTATCACATTTTGGAAACGCAATGTTACGAAACTTTACGAAATTAAACGCAACTTTACGAAATATTTTGATTTTTCAAGTTTTCAAAGGCAAAATGTTTTAGATATACAGTCTCAAACTCCCTTAACGCTTCGACTTTTCTGTTTTGAAATTGTCTTAAACTTATTCCAATTTCAGCGGCACAGTTCTTTTCTGAAAGGTTACTGATGTAATACAACATCAAAGCACTTCTATATTTTATTTTTTCAAGCATTTCAATTAAGTCAACTGCTCTTATAATGTTATCGGCATATTTCACCGTTATGTCTTTTATCTTTTCTTCGCAGTCTTCAATCTTTATTATGTACAACTCTTGCGGCGAATTGTTTACCCTGCTTGTATTGGATACGACTTCTCTGTATCCCGGCGTTGGCGCACCGTAGGCAATTATTCTAATTTGCAATAGTTGGTTTTGGTAAGCATTTATCAAAGGAACGGTATCCCTTATATTTTCTAAAAATTCTTTAGCGGTCATTTTCTCACCTCATATAAAACACTCTTAATTAAAAGTTCAAAGGCTTGTTTCACAAATTCCTCGTTTGTGTCAATGCTTATATACACATAATCTGACTTGAATCCGCAATTTTCTGCTATGTACGCTACACATTTAAGAAAGCCCTTTTTTTCGGCGCAACAGTTTAGGGTATAGTCTAACCAATCTATTTCATATTTTGCCCTTAAATCTTCCTTTATGGCGTTTATAATTGATTTTACTTGCTCAATCACCATATGCTATCTTTTGACACTCCTTGCAAATTTGCGAGTCGGGTGCTTTTGGGTTCTCTCCACAAGCATCGCACATTTCGGCAGCGCTCGCATATTCTTTTGACACTTTATTGTGTCTCAGCACTCTATGCGCAATTACCTCGAATACTGCGCACGTCAAAAAAGCAATTCCTACTATCGAAACAAAAAATATAATGTCAAACATCACTTAACCCCCTTTTATCCCTTAAAACGGTAAATCCTCGTCCTGTTCTATCTCTTCAAAGTTAGCTTGCGCTGCGGTGAATGTCGGTGCGCCTTGCTCGGATGCAGCATTATCATTTTTTCCGTCAACGAAAAATGCTTCGTCAGCAATAATCTCAGTTGCATATCGCTTATTGTTCTGCTGGTCTGTCCAGGTCCTTGTCTGTACGCTGCCGCTAATACAGATTGAGCTACCTTTCTTGAAAAACTTGGAGATAAATTCTGCGGTATTTCTCCAAGCTACACAGGAAATAAAATCTGTTGGCGCATCCTTGCCTTTGCGTGCAACCGCTATTTGAAATTGTGTCACGCTTACACCCTGCGGTGTCTGTTTGAGTTCCGGGTCAGCTGTCATTCTGCCGCCCAAAATAACCTTATTCAAATTAAAATTTGCCATTTCATTTCTCCTAAAAAATTATTTGTTGTTGTCCTATTTGAAAATTGCACCAAATCTTTTCTGTTCGATGCAATCCCATTTGCGCAATCGTATTGGTTTGCGCTGTACTCCACCCTGCAAGCTCAGAATTATATAGCTCGTTGTCGTAACCGCTAATTATTATCATAGATTTGCTTTGCTTGATGGCGTATAGCAGTTCTTTGTGTTGCTCTAAAGAATATTCGTACTTGTACATATTCTTTTTTCGTAGGTCCTGCAGGTACGGAGGGTCAATATAAATTAGTGTTTCGGAGTCGTCATATCGTCTTATCAGCTCAATTGCATCCTTGTTCTCAATTTGTGCATCCTTTAAGCGCTCACAACACTCAATTATTGCTTCCGGGAGATAATTCCACATAGTCGCGCATCGTGGTCCACCATAGGTTTGCACATTTCGCCAACTGTTTTTACAGCTGTTGGTCGTACCAAACGATTGATGAAAGCGAACAAGTGTGCGGCGTGCCCTTTCTATGGGCTCATTGACTTGCTCGTAGCAGCTTTCAAATTCATCCCTTGAAAATGGCGTTAAGTTTATGGCCGCTGCCAATTCCTTTGGATGTTCTCTGCAGACAGTAAATAGATTTACTATATTTCCATCAATGTCGTTTATAGTTTCTATGTAGGAAGGCTCCTTATTGAAAAACAACGCACCCGAACCAAAGAACGGCTCCAAGTAAACCTTGTGCTTTGGAAAGAACGATAAAATCCATTCCGCAACCCTCCACTTTCCTCCGGGGTATTTAAGCAACTGTTTCATCCTTCGTTTTCCTTATTTATCCCTAAAATTTCGTACAAGGTATCAATTTCGCTTTTATAAACAATGTTCAATTCAAAAACTGAGTTGAAAAATGCGATGCCTTCTGCGTTGTTGTTAAGTATGTGAATTTTAATTCCCTTGTCGAGATTTCCCTCAACAAATTTAAGGACCGCTTCTCTTGCAAGCCCCTTGCGCCGATGCTCTGGCTTTACGAATAGACAATTTATGTAATTTGAATAACCGCCTATCACGCCTACAACCTCACCGTTAAGCGTTATCTGTTCTCTTCTCTCAATTTCAGCCATTTTCTGCTCCTTTCATTTTTGGCGGTTGTGGTAAAGGCATCCAATGGGTAACAACAGGGTGCTCAAAATAACTCCATCCCCAAACAGTCCATTCACAAGGCTCTGTTTTTTTCCCCCAAAAATTTCCTTTTCCGTCATCGCCCTCAACTTTTCTAACTTTGCCAAGATATATTCCGCTCTGTCGGCATCCTTTTCTCTGTGGGATATATACAAGCACGTTATAATCAAATGTGTTCTTATGGTCAGTTTCAGGCAACCTATCCTCAACAGAAATCCACTCCCCATGCTTCTGCTCCACTAATTCGCCCTTTTCGATTTTGTCCTCAAATTCTTTAAGACGTTCACGAAGCTCAGCTGCTTGAACAGCTACAATATATAGCACATTAATTATGCAATCACAAGCAAGGCAATCACCCTGCAGAATATCGTCTGCAGAAGATACGCAATTATAACCGTGTTTTTTGGCTTCTTCAAAAAGATACTCGCAAAGATTTATATCCTCTTCTCCGCCTGCTGCTCTTAATACCGTTGTACCGTTTTTCGCCACGGCAAAATTGAGTGATGCTTCCGCACTATTTATCGGTTTATCTGTTGTCAACCTCTTATATTCCATCGTCAGCCTCCTTTTGTAGCCATTTTATAAAACATTTCTTGCAATCCATCCTGTCGGTTGTTTCGCAATTTTCAACAGCGCAAGGCACGTTTTCAGGGACATTCGTATAACTCTTGAATATCCAATCGGCAAATGCTTCCGCACTCTCGGTTATGCGGTCATAGTTGGTTGGCGGTCTTTTTATCGCCTTGAATTGATGTACGGGGCTTCTCAATTCATTTTCGTGAATTAGAGCAGATTTAACAAAGTCCTCGTCTATCAAGAATAAATCCGTTATGCCTTGCTCTTGCGCAAACCTCACTATCTCGTCATACACAACCTTGTCCTTAAAGTCATTTATTTTCGCTAACACTTTGAAAACGTGTTTTTCTTCATATTTTCCAGCTTCAAAATTTTTTTGGATTTCAAGTTTAGGCTCTCCCAATCTTATGTATTTACCTGTTTGTGGAGGAGTGGACAATCGGTGGCGCGGAGTCTTATCTTGACATGCGTTTCCTTTGCACACAGCAACTATTCTGCCCGTAGGAAAATAACTGCTCCTTAACGCACAGCTATTTTCATTTTTGTCATAGTACATACAATCTATTTCGTTCACACTCACACCCCCAATTCCTCAACATAGCACCAAGATTGTGGCGGTCTATACAAATATTTTCTATTTCCGTCGCATTCGTTGCAAGGGTATTGTGATACAGGGATTTCGTGATAAGGGCAACCTCCGCAATAGTCATAATCAAACCTTATATTGTTTTTGCCTTTTTGATAAAATTCGCTTAACTCTTTCGGCTTGTCATATTCCTTTAAATTTTCAATCACATTCGCATAGATAACACCACCATTTGCGTACTCGATTAAGTCCTCAATAGGCACACAACCGTCAGCAATTAGTTCCTGTGAATAAAGTCTATAATTTAAAGGGTCAAATTCAATATTTTGCACAACATCAAACTGTCCTCTTACCTTGCCTATTCCACCCTTGTTTTTGGTTTCATAACAATAGTGTGTTGTCTTTGGCAACGGTCTTTTTCGCCATTCTATTCTCTTTTTGCCACTAAAGATATTATCTGTATGTGGCTTGTTAATGCTCGTTAATGCGTGTTTCATTTGTTCATTTCCTCTCTCAAACTATCCTTGATGTAATATTCAATACCGAGTTTCTTGCAAAGTGCTTCTGCTTTTTCTCCAAACTCTTTCCAATTTATATCGCTTTTGTAATAGTTCAGCTTGCCGATTTTAACCTTATCAACAACAAACTGTACACAATGCAAACCAATAAAAAACATTCTTTCATTTGTCACAGGCTCAAAGGACACCCAAGTTTTAATACCCCTGCTATGAGCTTCTGCAACGCTATTTAGCCTATCCCTTTCGGTTAGTGTCTTTATTCCGTCAAGCGTTATTCCGTACCAATCGTTTTCGTCTAACAGGTCAAAATCTCTTGTACCGTCACCTTTGGTTAATATCTGCACATTGTTTCCGCTTTCCTTGATAGCCTTTATAATCTCCCTTGTAGGTGTTGTATCGTAGCCTGTTGGATATGGGTCACAGGTGAAGCACAAATGTATCAATTTACCCTTGATTTGCTCCTTTGCAAGCTGCTTCTTAACCTCTTCAACAATGTTTTTTCGGGGTTCTATGCAACTGTGAAATTGCTCTCGGTCTTTATGTAATACATTTGGAGCGAAACAATAAAAGCATCTATGCGGACATCCTGTATAAATGTTAATTGCTAAATCTCCATACTCTTTAGCTTTGCCTTTTGGCTCATATATTGGTTTCATTCCGTTTCCTCGCTTTCTTTTGCCTTTTTGTTATAGGCTCTTTCTTTAGAGGAATAATGCTTACACCTTTCCCCAAGCCATTCCAATCCGTCATAAGCTCCGTAATACTTACATACAGTCTTATGAATACAGTTTTTACACCTTTGCTTGTTAGTTAGCTTTTTCATCCCGTCGCCCCCATTTCTTTCACATCTGCAAGAGCCTGTTTCAAGTCTTTAAATATGGGACAAGCCCCTTTGTTTTTGTAATTGCACATCGGAGTTTTTTCAAGTCCACAAATACAACAAGGGTAAGCCTTTACAAATCTTATTGCCACATTTACTGTAAAAGCCTTGTCAATGCTTTTATTCAATTTAGCCATTCTGCACCTCTTTCAGCTTCTTTTCGGCTTCCTCTTTGGTTAGGAATACGGTTTTGCCAAAATCGTCAAGTTCAAACAATAAATTTGCTCCCCTACTGTTTTCTGCTGTTATAGATAAATGTTTACAACAACTTGATACAAGAAAAGTAACAGCAATAACTCGCATTTCAACTATTTTTTCATTGAATATTTTAGAGTTACGAATTTTATAAACCACATCCCCCACCTTACACGGAAGCTCAACAAACAGGGATTTGGATTTGTAGAGGTCGCAAAACGGTGAGCTACCAAAGGCTAAACCGTGAACATCTGATATTTTCTTGCACGCATCATAGTGCAAGCACTCTTTACATTTGCATTTACTCATTTTCTGTTACCTTTCCTATGTGTTTCTTTTCGAGTTCGGCAAGGTCTAAATCTTTATCAAGCATAGCCTCTACACAGTCCAACTCGTATCCGTCTAATTTGTAAAAGTTATCATCAATCCATTTAGCTTTTACTAATTTAAGTTTTTTCTCAATCTCCTCAAAGACCTCTTTATAAGCCTCTTGCTTGGCTTTCTCAACCTCGCTTCTCGGTACGACATCGGCTATCGGTTGTCCCTTAAGTTCTAAAAGGCACTGTTCTTTAACCTCTTCTTCTTCACTATAATAAGCACCAACACTTTCAACATCTAAAATTGCTTTGTCTAAATCAATATATCTTGGCATATCATTCCTCCTACGCTCCGCACATTGCTCTTTCGAGCTGCGCGATTGTTGTTATGACCTTTTTGTATGCCATTTCCGGGCAGTTGGCTCTAATAAGAGCGGTAGCCACAGGCGGACAAACTGCATTGCCTAAACG